AGTAAAGTTTCTGGTGAAATATTATACTGCATGATCAAATGTGGATACAGACTATTCAAATCAAAAGAAACTACCCAATCATACTTGCCAGGTATTGGTTCTTTAACGTATGCACCTGCATATTGTGAATCTTTGTCTGTTCTCACCTTCGGAGGAATCACAACATTTTTCCTCTTCAGATAATTATATATGATTGAATCCCAAGTCCTTACTTGGAAGAATACATCTGTATAATTTACTTTCGCATCATATGCCATTGTCAGACAAAGTTCAATTAACTTCATCTTATCTTCAAGTTGGTCTACAAGTTCAACGTCAATGATATTATATTCAATAAACTTTTGCCAGTTGCCAGTATAGAAATCTCTGAATGTATCAAACTCAGAGTGGTCTAATTTCTTTTTACCAAGTTCAACAAAAGCAATATGATCTAGACGATATGATTCTTGGTTTGTATATGTAAACTTACGATATAGGTCAAGGTAATCAATAACTGATATACCAGCCATTTCACAAGATATTTGTTTACGACCTTGTACAACAAAATCTTTCTTTCTTACATAACCCCAAGGAGAAAGTTTACGAACTTTCTTCTCACCCATCAATCTTTCAATACGTCCTACAATGTACGGAATATCATACAACTCACAGTTCCAACCAGTAATCACCTCTGGTGTATTTCTTTCCCAATATTCTAAAAAACGATCTATTAAATTATATTCATCCGTGCACTGAACGTATCTTACATCTTCTCTCGTATTATTGAATGGACGTGAAGCAAAACAAATTATTTTCTTAGTTGTATAATCTTGTAGAGTAATTGCTAGTAATTCTTCTGCACAATCAAAGACGTTGGGAAATCCACTTTCAGCTGCAACCTCGATATCAATCGTGACTAATTTAATTTTACTAATATCAAATTTGATTTCTTCTTCTGGATATTTTTCGGAGATATACTGACAGATATATCTGTCGTTTCCGTAAACATCAAAGTTATCCACCTCAGAATATTTATCTATAAACTGTTTGCACTCGGATATTTTACCAGGTTTAATTGGTTCAACTATATCTCCTTCTAAGGTTTTAAACTTCGATTCTTTCTTCGAAGGTACATAAAAAGTGGGATGAAATGTTTCTCTCGCAGTAAAATGCTTACCATTTTCATATCCACGAACAAGAATTTCGTCAAACCTTTGATGGACATTTGTATAAAACCTCATTGAGTAATCTTCTTATATTCTTCTAATATGTTTTTTGATGGATCAACTAGTGTCAATATCTTATCGGAACTCATAAACATTTCTTTATTAGGAGTTAAATCAGACATCCACTTAGATACTTTACCATCTATTATAACACAAGGGTTGATCAACTTGCAATCAGGTTGGCCAATATCTGCTATGACTTCATCAATCTCAGATATCAGAATCATTTGATTCGTTAAGAGTAATACTTGGATAGGATTCGCTGGCTCCACTTCCTGATCCGTTGCTAGATCCGTTTGAATCATTAAATCGTCTTCCATTTACTCTTTCCTCATAAGTTTTTTTAACAGTGTCAAGCGGTTCACTAATACAAACCACCCAATCTCTATTTACAATTATATCATCATCTTTCGATAATGACATCCATTTGTAATATGCAAGTTCATGTTTAGGTCTACTTTCTTGTTCAACCAAGACTTGGCTTGTTTTAATCTTAACACAATATGGTTTCTTAAAAAGATAAGAAACTAATTCATCTTCAGAGTTACGAAACTCTGCGATGTCAGCAATTACCTCTTCTCCAGATTTTAGTAGTGCTAGTTTTATGCTCATATTTTTATCTGTGTTGAATATATTATACCATAAAAAAAGGGATCGTCAAGATCCCTATAAAATTGCTTTCATTATAAACTCTTTGGATAAAATGGGATCTCCTAACAAATCTAATTGTATTTGATCTGCATCTACCTCAACATCATCTTTGTTTTTACGACAATGTAACCAATAGTATGTGCCATCCTCTCTTATATAAAAGTAACTGGTGTTATGTGAATCAAGACAAAACACAGCATACAAATGAGGATATTCTCTTTTACGATTTGGATCTGGTCTACATGATTTACCCATGCTTCCATACATAGGTTCTTTACCACTACCGTGAGGAGTGGGCAAGTTTCGCCCATGATCTCCAAATAAATCGTATCCTTTAACCATTAAAGATAATTTTTTCTTGCGTGATGTTCTGGCACTACTTTACCCAACTTAACGGTAAGAAGTCCATCTTTGAATTGAACCTCTCTGACTTCAACATCGTCTGATAGTGCCCAGGCTCTTGAGAAAGATCTTTGAGCCAATCCCTGATGGACATACTCGGATCCTGTCTCCTTTGTTTCTTTCTGTCCTTCGATAATGAGTTTTCCATATTCGGTGTAAACCTTTAATTCTTTTTTACTGAATCCAGCTAGAGCAATCTCAAGCACCGACTCAACATTATTTACATGAATAAGATTGTATGGTGGATAGTTTGTTACGTTTTCGTAAGAATTAAAAAATCGGTCAAGGTAATCATCCATACCTATGCCGTTTTTAGAAATTATTTTCATCAACTCTGGTAAGTTTGCAGAGTGATACCTTTGTAAGTTCATAGTTCTCCTTAAGTAAGCGAGTGTGAATTTTGTCCCCGAAGGCGACATTACTAATTATAACAGCAGACAAAAAAATAAGGGGTGGTGAACCCCCTAACAACACTTCGGTTTCCTCCCTAGTCTAGCAGTACTCTACAGTTGCTGACGCAAGACTTATCTCTTACATCACATTCTGAAATACATTCAAAGTAATCATCAACTGAGTCATTTGGAGATGTCTCTCGTTCGACATTCATCCAAGGCCTTAAACTATTGAACGATATTAGATTATGCATAGATTGTTTTGAATTAAACACATAACTATCTATACAAGTTTTTATGATAGTAACACTTCTTCATTTAATAGCTCTGGTTTTTGATCCTCATCTTCTTTCAGATTAGCACCATCATATTCACTAATTAATTTTTTACCACTTTTAATAAATTCTTGAGACTTGTCCATTTTAATAACCATTTCAATCCTCCTCTGGTTTTTTTCTTTTGCCTATATTGTATTTAGTTTCTAAATTCCAATCATTCTTTTCTTTATAAGAGATAACTTTAATCTGATTCAATGGTGCAATGTCATTAACTTTATCAGTCGAGACAACAGAAACCAATCCCCAGTCTAAAAGCAACTGGATAATACGATTTCTTCTTTGTACATCATTGACTGTAATATTAGCTCTCTTACCGTCTAATGCAAATAATTCTTTGAAATGAACGATGTAGTATCTGCCTTGTTTATGTAGAATATGGCAAGACTGATATAACTTCTTTTCTTTTCTTGAGGCCACACCAATACGAGTCAATGTTTCTCTTACCTTAAGAAAATCATCTGGTTCATTTAATGTAATTTCAATCATTTGGTCTGGCGACCATTTAATCTCAGGTTCAACAATAGAATTCATTTTCTACCTCCAATCTCAAGTCGATCTCGAATAAACGAGAGTTGTTCTCTAGTCAAAATGTTTAAAACCTGTTTTGCCTTTTCATTACTATAACCATAGTATTGTTTAACAAGTTCAAGGTTTTCAATTTGTTCTTTACGAAGCCAAGGAGAGTATCTCTTCCTTTTCCTGAGACTATTTAGAAAAAAGTCATATTGTAACTTCTTTGCTAGATTAGGATGTTTGTTCATTTCATTTGCAAACATGACCGCATCTATGTGTCCAGATAGACATCTGTTGATAATATAAGATGGATACTTCTTTTCTAAATCAATATCCTCATCAATCAAATTATTTTTATTTGTGTTGATTGAGTTTAACCAATCTTTTAATTCCATTTTTTTCTTTTCACAATGATTTGATCATTTTCATAATCAGGTATAAATTCTATAGGGTCATCATTATCCCAACAAAGTTCTCCATATAGAGAATTTAAAATAGCCATGTCATCCCAAAGATCGTTTGGTTTAGTCATGTTTCTCGCTCCAGTCTTTGAAATTAGTTTGTAAATCTAAGGGTTCGGGATCTGTAATACCCTTCACTTTTTTCCAATTACTATACAGTGCTTGGAGATGCCATGATTGAGATAAACTCTTTGGCCCATGTTCAAGAAGATCGAGTTCCATCTTATTTCTTGTATAAGATTTATACTCCTCCCTCCAGTTAGAATCATCAAATGTTTTCATAATTTATTTTCGGATAATAA